ACACCGCGGGTCGTCATGACCATCGGCATGTCTGCCTCGGGGAACGGGTAGCGGGGCTGCCCGGTGCGGTCTCGGTCCTCGTTGAGGGTCATGCGGCCCCAGACAATGCGCTGGCGGGCAACCTCGTCCGCTGCTGCTTCGTCTTCGTCTTCGAGGCCGAGGAACCGGAACTCCAGCTCGTTCGGCATGCCGAGGTGCTTGCGGGAGATCGCGGTGAGGAGCTGCTGCAGCCAGCGCAGCGTGGGCAGGGTGGCCTTGCGGTGCTGGACGTCGGCCTGGCCCTCGTGCCAGCCGGACGAGCCGAGGCCGCCGGGTTCGGTGTAGCCGAGTTCGGCGATCGTGACGTCGAAGTGGGAGGCGATCTGCTTGATCAGGTACAGGTCGTATTCGGGCTTGTACTTCTCCGCGATCTCGTCAGTCGTCCACGGCTTCAGACCCGGCGGCAGAATCCGCAGCCGGTGCCGCTCCGCGGTCGCCCCCGACATGGCGTCATTGAGAGCCCGCTCGTACTCCAGGGTCTGCTCGGCAGTCCAGCCGGTGGCACCGGAGTTCTCCAGCATCGCCGTCGGCAGGGTGCCTTCGGTGTACTCGTCGCGGATCCACTTGCGGCGCCGCAGCCACACGTCGATGTCTTCGAGGGCCTGCTCGACGGCCGAGTAGCCGTACTGGGTGAAGGTGCGGACGTTCCTGCGCTTGTAGATCAATCTGTCCGACTGGTAGCCGTTGAGGACGGCGCCCTGATCGTCGGTGTCCGCAAGGAACTCCCCGCGGGGGAAGCCCCACAGGATCTGCTGGTAGGCAGGCTGCGGGGGCTGAGGCCTGCCGCCGGTGTTGTCGCGGAGGACTTTCCACGTGCTGCCGTCGGTGATCTCCAGCGCGTGCAGCTCGCCGCCGTAGGTGAGCCGCGGGTAGATCGCGATCGCGTCCAGGACGAGGTGCTCTTCCAGGAGCTTGGAGATCCACTCGGTGAAGTTTTCGCCCTCGCGCGGGTTGGGCTCCTGCCAGAACTGGGTGCAGCGGGCGATGTCCGGGCCGAGTTGGCGGCCGAGTTCGGCTTCGATGTCGGCCCGGCTCATGCCCGGGTTGTCAGTCTGCGCCTTTTCCGCCGCTCCCTGGGCGATGGTGATCGTCCAGTCGAGGGTGGCGACCTCGTTCTTGCGGATCTCGATGCAGCGGCGGGCCAGGCCGCCGACCCCGGCAGCGTCGCGGAGCACCTTCCAGGGCACCAGCCGGTCGGTGATGCCGGGGAGGTTGGTGGAGACCTGGTACTCGGTGAGGCGCGGTTCGGGGCGTCCGGTGTCCTGCCGTACCGGGTCGAGCGGTGCGGGGATGAGGGGTACGCCGGGCCCGAACGCGACCATGGGGTCGGTGCGGGGCAGCGGGTTCATGACGCCGGTGACCTGCCCGTTGACGGACACGGAGCCGAGGAGCGCGGCGACTTGGGCGGGGGTGAAGGTTGCTGCAGCGGGAACGCCAGCGCTCTTCACGGCGTCCGGCTCGTCGGTCTTCGCGCGGCGCAGGGACGGCAGCCAGCGGACCACGACGCATCACCCCCGTCGTGGTTCAGTGAGTGCATGAACGTAGAGAAGTGCTCGGTGGTGGGGCCTCGCGGGTTCTGTCAGCACGATGACGGCGACGGGTACTGGCCCGCCGCCTCGGTCCAGACCGCCTGCACTGAGGAGAACGCCATCCTGGTTGCCGAGCAGGTCGCGCCTTTGCTGCCTCTCCCGGATGGCTGGCATTGGGCCTCGGACACCGCCTACGTTCACGTCGGCCCGCTGACCGGCCTCGACGGCTCCCGCGAAGTCGTCATCAGCCGGACTGTCCGTCAGGCTGTTCTGGGAAGTGCCGCGGACTGGTAGGCGCGCAGGTATTGCATGGCCTGCTCGGCCCCGGCCTGTCCGGCGAGGAGTCGGTGCAGGGCCTGGCTGGTGGTGTCGACCTGGTCGTCGTGGGCGGCATTGGGGAACGAGATGTGTTCGATGAGGTAGTCGTCGATCCACGGCGCGAGCAACGGGTCGGGCAGATAGACGTTCCCGGACTCTACGAACGGAGCCACGGCCGAGGCGCGCGCGTACTTGCTGTCCTTCGGCGTGATCGGGATCAGGCCTGGGACTGTCGACCGCAACTGGGCGATGATCGCCGGGCCGTTGGCCTTGTCCTCGACCAGCTTGGCGTGCGCCTGCGGCCACTTCGCCGACAGGGAGCGCATCGCCTGCGCGGTCGCCGGGAAGTCCAGCCGGTCCCGAATCTGGTCGAGGAGGTACACGTCGGCCCCGAACCGCGCCCACACCTGCCCCACCACGAAGTCGGAGGCCTTCGTGTCCTTGAATGCAAGGTCCCACGACTGGATGACCTCGTCGGCGCCGTGCACCCACATCGACCCGTCGTCGCGGCGAACCGCCTGAGGTGCCATGTACCAGCGCCAGTGCGACCGTTTGAAGAGGCCGCCCTCCGCTGGTGCCGGGCGGCCCTGATAGAGCGCCGACCATGTGCGGGCGCCGACGTCGCGCCGCGTCATCTCCCAGTCGGCTGCGGTTCGGCCGCGCGCCGAGATGAGGTACTCGCCGGGGCGGCGACCTAGGGGGTCGTCGTCGCCTTCGGCCTGCGCGGGAACGTTGATGTACCGCCACTCATGCCCTGACGGGCCGGCCAGGAGCCACCCGGACAGGTCGTCCTCGTGCCAGCGGGTTTGGATGATGATCTGCGGCGCCGTCGGCGCGAGACGGGTGCGGGCGGTGTCGGTGTAGAAGTCCTTGCACGCCTGCCGGAACGTCGGGCTGTCAGCTTCCTTGCGGCCCTTCAATGGGTCGTCGATGAGCAGCACGTCCACGGGCCGGCCCGTGAGCGCACCGCCGATACCAACGGAGTACACGCCGCCGCGGTGACCTTCCAACTGCCATTCGTGCGCGGCGGAAGTGTCGGCACGGACTGTGAGTCCTAGCTCGGGGTGTTCGGCGATGTCGTTACGGATGGCGCGGCCCCACCGGCGGGCGACGCCCGCTTCGTAGGAGACGATCGCAATCCGCAGATCCGGGTTGCGGACCAGCAGCCATAGAGGGAAGCGGCGGCTGGTCCGTTCACTTTTCCCTTCCTGTGGCGGCATCGACCAGATCAGACGCCGACAGCGGCCTTCGGCGACGTCGACGAGGTTGGCGTCGAGGAGATCCAGAGCCGCGGTCTGCACTGTCTGCGGGTCCATGTGCCGAGCCAGGGCGCCGGGCGTCGCCCACTGCTGGTGCTGGCTGGCCGGCTCGAACGCGCGGGCCGCGAATTCGAGCCAGTCCGTCGTGGCGGTCATCGTTCACCGCCTCCTGCGGTCAGGATGCGAGCGCCCGCAGATGCCGCGGCACGACCTCAGGAACGCGGGCCAGCTGCTCTTCGGTGAGGTCGAGGTCCGCCAGGATGGCCCGAATCGCCTGAGCCACCAGGGCTCCTTCCTGCTCCGCAAGTTTGATGCGCCGTTCCTCGATGCCAGCGCGGATGGCTTCGGAGCAGACTTTGACGAGGTGGGTGCGTTCCTGCTGGTAGAGCTTGAGCCAGACGTTGGGGGCGGCTTCCGTAGTGGTGCCCCGGTCTTCGCCGCCGGTCTTCTCCCGGGTGATGCCCCAGACGAGCGGGTGTTCGCGGTCTGCTCCGGCGACGACGGCGTCGACTTCGATCTTCTGGACGCGTTCGCGGAGCCACGCCACATGCCCGGCGGACCATTTGACTTCGTCGAGGAGTGCTTCGGTGGCCGTGGTTTCGATCTTGCGGCCGTAGGTTTCCACGAGCACTCGCGCCCTGTCCTCCGTGAGCCGCTCTTCGGCCTTAGCGAGGGCCTGTGGCGCCTTTCCGCCGTGGATTTTGCACACGTTCTGGCCGCGCATCGCGATCTGCCCGCACTGGGCTCCGGTGCTCTTGCGCCCCCAGCAGCGGCGTTGCCCGTCGAAGCGGAGCTCGTCGAAGCCTTCCGGCCTCTGGCGGCCCCACCCTTTGTCGGCGGCCATCATGCGCCTCCGGTCAGCCAGTGGTCGGGGAGGGCGAGGCCGGGTGTGGGCTCCTCGGCCGGCGGCTGCGGCTCGGGGGTGCAGTCGCAGCCGTGCATGCCAGCGTCGTTCGGGGCGGTGCAGTCGGAGGCGTGGATGAGTGCGGCGCCGTCGAGGGTGATGGCGTGGTCGGCGCAGGCGTACACGGTGCGGGTGTCGTCGGCGCCATCCGGCAGCGGCGGGAAGACGGGGTATGGCAACTGGGGGTCGGCGAGGAGCAGGGCCTGCTCGCGACGCTCCTGCTCGACGCGGACGTGTGCGGCGAGTTCGTCGCCGGTGAGGCGACGACGCCAGTTCACGACCGCCGTATCGCCGCACGTCCCGCAGACGGGCCCGGACGGAATGGGCGGGGCCGGTGCGGGGTCGGGCTGCGGAATGAGGGCGTCCACGCCAGCCTCCTTACGTGACGGCGAGCTGCCCAACCGGGAGGACGGGCTGTTCGGGGTTGTCGGTGATACGGATGAACACCGCGTACTTGCCGGGCGCCAGCGTCGGGCCCGTACCGCCAGGGCCGACCAGAACCTGCGCCCGGTAGGCGGTACTGCCTGAAATCGGGCCGGTGCCGTCCCAGACGCCCGGATACCAGGTCGTGGGCCGCCCGGACACGTCGGTGAACGCGAACTCGACAACGTCTGCGGTGGGGTTGTAGGGCTCACCCTGCACGGTGGCCTGGACTGAAGCCTGGACGTACTGGAGGGAGGAGCGGTCGATGCGCTGCACACGCTCCCCCTGTCAGTTGTCGGCGTCCCAGCGGGTCTCGGCGAGTTGGGCCTGCCACCTGCCGGGCCGTTCTTCGACGGTCCAGCGCGGGCCCACGAGTTGGGCCTGCCATCGGCGGGGCCCGTCCTCGGCAGCCCACCGGAGGCGAGGGCCGGTGACGCTGAAACCGGGAGCGGACCGCTGCCCGCCCGGAACGACCGTGCCCGACGCCTGCAGCACAGCGCTGCCCGCCAGGCCGCCGCCTGCGGCGATGGCGAGGTGCGCGTCCGCGGTGAGCGTGGCCTGGATGGGCAGCGCGAGGGAGCCGGAGACGGCCAGGGTCCCTGTTGCGGCGAGTGTCGCCGCGGCGGCAAGTGCGGCACCTGCGGGCTGTGCGCCTGTGGTTCCGTCAGCCGCTAGTGCGGCCGTGGCCGTGAGGGCGGCGGCACTGCTGTAGCCGGCCTGCCCTTGCGCGCTCAGGCCGGCTGTGGCGGCGAGGCCCGCGCCAGCGATGGCGCCTCGCTGTCCGGTCGCGGAGAGGGCCGCGGCGGTCGCGAGGGTGGCGTCGCCGACGGTTGCCGTCTGTCCGGCAGCGGTCAAGCCTGCGGTCGCGGGAAGCGCCGTGTCTGCCTGGGTGGCGCGTGTTCCGCTCGCGGTGAGCCCGGACGAGGCAGTGAGTGCCGCCTGTCCTGGGTGATCCACGAGCCCGGCCGCGGTCAGGGGCGCCGATGCGGCGAGGCTCGCCGTTCCGGACGTGGCGCGAGTACCGTCCGCCGTCAGGCTTGCCGTGGACGGCAGAGTTGCGTCGCCCGTTGTGGCCCGCACTCCGTCCGCCACCACGCTGGCCGTGGCGGCGAGGCCCGCATCTCCGGATGTGGCCCGAATGCCGCTGGCTGTCAGGGTGGCGGTGGGGGTCAGGGTTGCGCCGCTGGCGGTGGCCAGCTGGCCTGACGCGGACAGTGTTGCGGTGCTGGACGATGCCGCGTCGCCTGTGGTGCCGGACGTGACGTCTGCTGCGGAGAAATCATCGAACCTCAGCACGTTCGACGACTCGGCGCGGAGGCCGACGGATGTTCCGGTAGTGACGGCGGTGTTGGTGACGGAGACGCGCTGGACGCCGTTAACGAAGGCTTGGATCGTCGAGCCGACGGCTTGGACCTTGGCTACATCGCCTGCGACGGCTGCTGCGGCGTAGCTGCCGATGGAGGTGAAGCTGCCGCCGACGTTCGAGAAGAGAACCCACGAGGTGCCGTCGTTGCGCCACAGATAGCCGCTGGTGAAGGTGGAGTTGCCGCGGCACCACACGCCGTGGCTGACGGCTCCGGTGGCGGCGATCGTGATCTGGGCGCTGTTGTCATTGGTGGCCATCGCGGTGGCGGCACGGATGACGATCGTGCCGCCTGCGGTCCCTGACGAAAGCTGATTGGAGACGATTGTCCAGAGGCCGGACCCGTCAACCCAGTTGGCCCCTGGAGCGCCGTTGGCCCGGTTGAAGTCGTCGGTGAACGTCGTCACGGCGACGCCTCCGATCAGCCGCTACGTCACCTTACGGATCATGAAGCTTGAGCGGCGAGACTGACGCCCAAAGATTGCAATGTGAAGGTGTCCCCCGACGCCCATGCCTTACTGGCGGTAAGAGCCACGGAGAACAGGAACGTGCCGCCCGAGCTGGCGGTCCACACGGAAATGTCCGTGATGGTCTCCGACGTGCCGCCGTTGGTCCATGCCGGATTGGTGCCTGTGAGTGCGAGCGCGGAGCCGGCGGACGATGCGGCGTGCGTGAAGATGACGCGCGTGCTGGAGCCCGCAGAGATGGCGGTGGTGCCGGCCGCGCCCGGGTTGGCAGTGTGCAGCTGTGCGTACTCGGCGGCTACCGGGCCGAAGGCTGCACCCGCCGCGCGCAGGGTGTTGAGCCAGTTGGAGACCAGGGTGGTGGAGAGTCCTTCAGCCATCGGGGTTCAGCTCCTCTTCCGTGGTGGGCTCGACGGCGTCGGGCTGCTGGTGAGCGGGGGTGACTTCGCCGGATGCTTCGACGGTGAGGGTGATGACGTGCTCGTCGGCCACGCGGCCTCCTCGGTTGGGTGCCGCGCAGTGCGTGACAGGTCAGTGGTTTTGCAGCGCGTGGACCGCGGCCGGCAGGAGCCAGAGGGCGAGTCCGGCATAGGCGAGGCGGTCGCGGTGCGGAATGCTCGACGGGAGCAGGGCGGCGAGGGCCAGCAGGACGACGCCGACCGTGTAGCAGAAGACGTTCAGCACGACTCAGCTCCAAGGATGCGGCGGTCGGCGGCGAAGGACGCGCCAGGTGTGCGGGAAGTCGACGACGAGGAGCGCGACGACGGCACAGACCGCGAGCGGCATCACCACGACGGCCACCGGGACGACTTCGAGCAGCAGGAAGACGAACAGGCAGGCGGCGACGATGGCGAGGCGGGTGCGGGTTATGTAGCGGCCGTCGGCCATCGCGCTTCCATTCGGCGGTCCGTCGACGAGTGAGGGGCGGCACCGCCCGGGGTTGAACCGGCCTCCCGATCCTGGTCGGGCGCGCACGGCGCTACGGTGCCAAGTTGGTTCCGCCGTCGGCCGCGACCCTCGACGCGGCGGACGGCGGACGACTATGCGGCGGCGTAGTTGCGTCGGGCGCGCTCGCGGGTGGCCTTCTCGGCTTTCACGACGTCGATGGCGCGGTATTTCGGGGTGCGCGCCTTCTCGGAGTTGGCGCGCTTCAGGTGCCCACGGTGCGCCCAGATTCGGATCACGCCGGGCTCTACGCCTGCCGCTTCAGCGGCTTCGGCAGTGGTCCAGAGCGTGGCCTGAAGGTCGCCGTCGAAGTCGATCACAGCTGCCTCCCTGATGCGGGTACGCAGAAAGCCCCAGAGTCGAGGACTCCGGGGCTCGGCGTTCAGTGGGCATACCTGTACGCCGCTGAAGTTACGCGTAACACGAGTCCATGGTCAAGCAGCTCTCTGAACCTGGCATTCGGAGGCGAGCCTGCGGGTGTGTTCGAGGTATTCGCCAGGCGTGAGCAGTGTCTGGCAGTTGATGTTCCGGCACTCGATGTAGTCGTCCCCGTCGGCGCGGAACAGGGTGAGCAACTCGCAGCGCGGGCACGGAATCCGGTGATGTTCGAGCCGCGCGTCGCGGCGGGTGAAGCGTTCGGCCGCGCGGTGCCAGCCGTGGATCTGCGCGGCCGGGTTGCCCGACAGTCGGTCGTGGACCTCGTGCGCGAGCGGATGTTCCACCAGAGCCCACGACAGGTGGGCGGTCAGGAACCGGACCGCGCCGGTTACGTTCCCGCCTTCGGTGCCGCGGCCGGGCCGGTGCCGGAATCCGCGCAGCTCGCGGAGGTCGTCTTCGAGTTCCAGCATGCCGCCGACGATGTGGTCGATGAGGAGCCGTGAGGCTTGCCCGGGCCAGGCGGGGATGTGGATGCGGCCGATCGTGCCGGCGGTCTTGGCGGCGGTGCCGTAGGAGGCTTCGAGGCCGACGGCGACGACGAGTTCGGGGAGCTCGGCGAGCTGGGCGTGGGCGCGTGCGGTGCAGCGGTCGCAGTGGACGGGCTGACCCCAGGTGACGGGGACGTTGTGGTCGGTGCCGTCGGTGGCCAGGGCGGTTTCGGCGCGGCGCCAGGCGTTGTTGCAGGATCCGGGGCACGGTGCCGCGCTCACTGTGCGCCTCCGACGCCTGCGGTGACGACTGCGAGGATGATGCGCATGGCCTGTTCGTCGGTGAACCCGGCTTCGATCTCTGCGGTGTAGAGCTCGTGGTGCATGGCCGCCATTGCGGCGAGTTCGGTGAGTGGGGAGTCGAAGTCGTCGGGCACGGCGGGCCTCCCGGGGCGTGTGCGGCTACTGTCCCCCATTGTGCACACGCTGCGTGACAACGCTGGGGTGTTGGCTACGCCGGGTCGGAGCAGGCCATCCAGGGCCGCCATGGGATGCGCCACGTATCACCGCATCGCATGCACGTGTAGTCGATCCATGGACCGGTCAGGGGCCACTCGTGCAGTACGTGCTCACAGTCGCTTCCAGCCGTGACTGCAACGGTCGCTTCGGGGGTGCTCACGCCTGCTCCCCCTCGGTCCAGCCCCAGCCCTCGGCGAGCAGGCGCACGGTGGCGCAGGGGAAGTCGGGGCCCCAGTCCATGAGTTCGTAGCCCTGCCCGCACTCAGCGCACTTCCCGAGGTCGTCCCGGTGCAGGTCGAGCAGCTTCCGGTCGGCGGCGATCCGGCGCAGCACGTTGGCCGGGTTGTGGCGCACGATGTGCCGGGCGTCTTGGACGCGCTCGCATCCTCCGCCCTCGTACCCGTGGCCGACCACGTCGACCTCCCCCGGCGCCGTTCCGACCCCAGCATCGAAGCCATAGTCGGAACCCGCCACGTACTCGGTGACGTGCCATGGCCCGGATGTTGCCGCTTCCGCGTCGGCCTGGGCCGCGTCCAGCGTCTCCCGCAGCCACACCACCAGGCGGTCCGAGTCCGTCACGCGTACCACCCCAGACGCTGGAAGAGGACGGTGAGCCCGAAGACCGCTGCGCCCCCAGACGCCCACCAGGCGGCCCGGCCCGGGCGCGTGAGGAACAACCAGTCCACAGACCGCTCCCAGCGCCCGGCCGGATCGCAAGCGGCGCACCGGTAGATACCGTCCCGGCCGCGACGCAGACGCGGTGCATGCGACTCGTGAGCCTCAACCGCGGCAAGATACGCGGCCTCCAGCGCCTTCACCTCCTCGTCCGTCACGTGGTGCTCGCCTCGGGTACGCGCCAGCAGTCGTCGGTGCACGGCTGCATGGCCTTCGTCTTCGGGTCGTACTCGTGTGGGAAACCGACCTCGTCGAGCTTGGCGTCCAGCCCGTCCACGCCGCCCACCTGCTCGACAGCCCACAGAACCCACTTGCCGCGCTCGGTCAGCCAGGAGCTCCACACGCTGGTTCCGTGGTCGATGAGTCCGGCGTGGTCGATGGCGGCGAGCACGATTTGCTGCGCTCCGTCTGTGCCGCCGATCAGTTCCTGCACGCGCTGGGCCCGGCCTGGGGCCTGGTTCGCGAATACGGTCAGCAGGTTGATGACGAGCCTGTCGGCGGCCCCGGGGTCGCCGCATCCGCAGGACGGCATGTCGCTGTGCAGGACCATGTACAGGTGGCACAGGAGGTTGTCCTGCTCGGCGTCCGTCACCGCTGCTCCTGTGGTCCGAAGTGGCCAACGACCTCAACGGGTTCGCCAGCCAGCACATGCCGCGGAATCCTGTCGTAGCCCGCGCCTGGCCACGGGCTACCGATCACGGCCACATATGGTCCCGTGCCCGACACCTGAACAACGTGCACCTCGAACGACGGCTTGGCGCCCACACCGAGGACATCTCCGACCTGAACGGGCTCAGCCAGAGAGAGCGCGCCGCCGGGCCAACCGCGATGGATGTTGCTGACCACCATGTTCAACGCTGCTCCTCCGCCCGCTCGAAGCGCATCCCGGCCGCGCGGAACTCCGGCGGCAGCACCGTCTCCGTTAGGTGAGAGGCCATCGCCGGGAGCGCCTCGCCCAGCCACTCCCGGTACGCGGCCTCACGCGCACGGTTGGCCTGCTGCGCCCGCTCGACGAGAGCGAGGAAGTCGTCCAGCGAATCGGAGCGTTCGGTCATGCCCACTCCTTCCGCAACCGCACACTCTCCGGCTCGAATGCGGCCAGCTTGTCCCGCGTCCCCGCATCGAGCTGTCCGGCGGCAAGCAGCAGCGTGAGCAGGATCGGCCCGATCGGCTCGGCGCCGTTACTGGTGCCCTCCTCGGACAGCCAGCAGTCGGTCCAGCCAATCATCGTGAAGTCGCCGCCCTTCCAGCCTTCGTAGGTAGCACCGTGAGCGGAGCGGGCATCAGCCAGCATGTTCCCGACGGTGACGTTGGCCGTGGGCTCGAAAGCCAGATCGGCGTAGTCGCCTCGGAAGGAGTGCGGGTTGGTGAAGCCGAGCGGCAGTACCCGATCCGGGTCCTCGGCCCCAAGGGCGGCGATCAGCTCATCGAGGGTCATGCGCCCCAGTATGCGACCGCCCCGCGACACCCCGCTCAGCAAAACGGCCCCACCCGGGCCGGGCAGGGCCGTCGCGTACACAGATCAGCCGTCCTCCCCGACAGCTTTCGCGCACCCCCGGCAAGGTCTGACGACCCCGCTGGGGTACCCGCGTTCGAGGAACCCCGTCTTCCCGCAGGCGGCATGCAGCAGCGTCCACCACTGCTCATCGTCGGGCCGGCGGGTGCGGTGATAGGTGCGGCCGTTGACGAAGCGCACGTCGCGGATCGGGAACTCGTCGGCCAGCGACGGGGCAGGCGGGGCGGTCACGTCGGGAACACCTCCGGGTGCGCGGCCTTCCAGGCGGCCCAGTCCTTGCTCGGGTATTCGGTGTGCATGCCCTTTTCGCGGTCCATGACCTGCACGAGGGTGAGCGGCCCGACCTTGGCGTCGTCGTACTGGCCGCCTCGGCTGCGCGGCGCGACAGGAACCCAGAAGGGCCCGTACCGCCAGGTTTCGACGCGGTAGGACCAGTCGTCTTCGCCCCACTTGTGGAAGATCCTTGTGACGGCGTCGACGTCGAGGGGCTTCTCTTCCAGTTTGCGCTTGTACCAGCTGTCGGCGCCGAAGAAGTAGACCTTGTACTGCTCGATGTAGGAGGCGAGTTGGGCGGCTTCGAGGTCGGTGGGTCGGGTTTCCGACTCTCGGTCGAAGGTGGCGATGTATCGCCACATCGGGTGCGCGCCCGTGACGGGGATACGGAGTTTGGTCAGCGGGTCGTGTTCGTCGGCGTCGGTGCCGAACGGCCAGACGGCGGTCATCAGGCGCTCCCGGTGTTGGTGGCGGGCGGCCACCAGTGGGGCGCCTCGTAGATGGCGTTGCGTGGCTCCTTCTCGTCGAGGCAGTCGATGATGAGCTTCAGGTTGTCGAGGGCTTCCTGTTCGGTGCCGGACCATTCGTGATTGGTGACCTGGCCGCCGACGGATTGACGGACGTGGCCGGGCTTGCGGGCCTTCAGGATTTTCAACTCGCGGCCCCGGTAGGTGGTGCGGATCATGCGCTAGTCCTCGTCTCGGTCGAACCAGTAGCGGTCGTAGCGGGCGGCTTCGGCAGGGGTCTCCTCGAAGGCGGCTGTGATGGAGCGGGCGCGGACGCAGGACACGACGGTTCGTCCCGCCCCGTCGACGAGTCGGTAGCGGGCGCTGCCGTAGACGGGGTCGTCGCAGCGCAGGCAGGTGCAGGGGTGCACCCGATAGACGCCGTCACACAGGTCGGGGTGGCTGCCGTGGTAGCGGACGAGCTGGCCGGGCTCCCAGCGGATCATCGGGTTCAACACGGCGGTCTCCTTACGGGGCGGTGACGGCAGGCTGCGGGGTTACGGCGTGCACGTTGTACGGGGTGAGGGCCCACCACACGAACAGCAGCGACAGGAGGAGGCACAGGCCAGACGTCTGGGCGCGCATCACGGTCCTCCTCACGCAGCGAGGGCGAGTCGAGCGGCGGCGAGCTTGAACTCGGCGCGGCGGGGGCGGTAGTTCACGGCGATGACCGCTACGGCCTGCGGGGTGTACCGCACGCAGTCCCGCATCCGGCGCCCCGCGTGAACCCGGCCGGCGGTTCCGACGATGCCCAGCTTGGCGGCGACCTTGCGCAACGTGCCGACCATGCTGGCCGCGTCCCGGTGGCTGAGGCCCTGCGCCATCGCGTGGCTGGCGAGGGTGCCGGTTCCGCGGCGGGCGATGCGGGCGGCGGCTCGGGTGGCGATGCTGCGGGCCTTGACGGTGGCGCGGCGGCTGCGGTTCGAGCGGATCACGGGTCCCCCTTGGTGCGGTGGTTCGGTGGTGGGGCCCGGCCCCGAAAGGCCGGGCGGGGCGGGTCAGGCGGCGATGTTGCGGCGCGTCTGGAGTGCGGCGGCGATGGTGGCGGCCTCGGCGGGGCTGGTGTCGCGGAGGAAGCGGAGCATCACGCTCTCGGTGCGGGCGATGGTCCAGCCGTTGGCCTTCGCGATCTCGTCGGCCTTGGCCTCGAAGGCGGCCAGTACGTCGCTGTCCGTGGTCTCGCTGTCGTCCTGCTCGTCGGGGGTGACGGCCGCCTCGACGTCGGCGGGGGTGGCGTACATGCCGACCCAGTCCAGGCCGTCCCAGACGTGGTAGGCGCCGGGGGCGCGCTCGACCAGGTAGGCCTTGCCGTTCACGGTGACGTCCCAGACGTTGGCCTGTCGGTGCGACGGGGCGTTGCGGTAGTTCGTCCGGTCGGTCCACGTGATGGCGTTCATTCCGTCTCCCCTGGCCTGTCGTCCTTGGCGATACCTCAATCGTAAGGGGTCCCCTTGCGCTCGTCAAGCCACCCCTTACAATCGATCCATGACCACGCCGCCGACGCCCTTCGAGAACCTCAACCACCTCGCCGAACAGGACGATCCGACCGAACGCGCCAAGAGTGTTGGGGCCGCGCTCCAAGCCATCCCCGAGCTACAGCACTGGCTCCAGGAGATCCGGCAGAGCGCCGTCCAGGAGATGCACGAGAGCGGGCTCAGCTACGACCAGATCGGCAAAGAACTCGGAGTCCATCGCGTCCGCGCCCACCAGATCGCCAAGGGCCGCACCACGGGCAAACGGGCAGACCCACCTGCCCCCGAGTAGCCCGCTTCCCGCATTCCGCCCCGCTCCCCCACCACCCCGGGCACACTGCCGGTATGGCGCTGAGGTTCACGGTGCAGGGCGACGACGAGGCGGAGACGGCGGCCGGCCTGCAACTGCGCCGACGCTCGGGCTGCGGAGGACGCTCCCGCCCACCGACACGATCGGCAACGGGTGGCTTGCCCGCGCCGTACCCGACATGACGAAAGCCCCGGCCGGGGATCACGACGGTCGGGGCCCTGGCGTTTCCGGGTAGGTCGGTCCTCTGTCGGCCTCCTACTTCGCCCAGGGGCGGGGCTTGTGGTCGGCGGCGGCGCCGAGGATTTCCATGGCGACGGCCTGCGGATCGAGTCCGGCGTCCTCCGCCTGGGCGATGACCTCGTCGGCCTTCTTGCTGCTACCGCGGCCGAGGAATCCGCCGCGCTGGAGCTGGCGGCCAGCTTCGCGGATCTGCTCGGGTGTGGGGTTGGGCATGGTCTTCTCCTATGCGGCGTAGATGTTGGCGGTGATGGCGAGTCCGGGGCAGTTGTCGGCGTGCTCTTGCGCCCACTTGGCCGCCTTGTCGCTGTAGTAGTCGAGGTCTTCGGCGTCGGGCACGGTGTAGGCGATGTTGTGGCCGTGGGGGCATTGCGCGACGGCGAGGAGGGCGACGGTGACGGTGGTGTTGGTGCCGTCGTATTCGGCGGTGTCGCCGGGGATGGGGATCGCGGGCATGGCATCTACCGTCCGATGGCGTTGCCGGGGGCCATGCGAATGACGCCGTCGGGTTCGTCGAGGGCGACCCAGTCGTGGTGCTCCTGGCAGAAGTACTTGCCGCGCACTTTGGGTTCGCCGCAAAACTGATGGCCGCTGTTGTGCCAGCTGCCGACTTGGATTTGGTAGCCGCAGATCTGACTGCCGCGGTCAGGCTCGGTGTCGAGAATCTTGGGCATGTCGGGGTCCTTTCGTCAGATGCCGCGCGTGCCGGCGAGTTGGGCTGCGCGGTCGAGGTAGAACAGGACGGGTGCGGGGCTGGTCTGCGAGTCGTTCCACTCGGGGATCGTGTCGACGTTGAAGTCGCGCCGGATCACGTCGAGGAGGAGTACGCAGGCGTCGTCGGCTTGCCAGCTGCTGGTGGCTTCGATGCGGATGGCGCCGATCGGGCAGCGTCGCATGGCGGCGTCGTCGCGGAGTTGGCCGCGGGTCCAGCCGTGGGTTTCGAGGTGGACGCGCGCCCGGTGAAGGAGGGCGGCGAGCGGAGTGTCGTAGGGGCACGGAGTGGGCGCCAGGGTCGGGGTGAGCGGCACCACTTCGGCGATCTCGGGGACGGGGTCGGCGCCTTCGATGTGGGCGGTGTTGACTTCGAAGGCGACTGCGGCCTCGTCGAGGCGGGCGGTCATGATGGTGTCGAGGAGCGCGAACCGTGCTTCGAGGTCGAGCTCTGGCGGGCTTGTCGGGGCGTGGGTGACCGTGGTCATGTGGGCGTTGCCTGTCTGCGTGTTCGCGCGTGGTGGGTGGATGGGGCGCCCCTGCTTTGCTGGCAGGCGGGAAGGGGCGCCCCGGCTTGGTTACTTCTCGCGGATCGAGTAGCGCACGAGGATGGCGTCTCCGACGGGGATGCCGCCCTCCCGTGCGTGGACGGCGCGGATTCCGTCGAGCAGGGTTCCCACGGTGGCGCCCGGCGGCGGCGTGTAACTGCCGGTGCGGTCCTTGGACGGGTTGGACCCGCTTCGCACAGGACCGCACGTGAGCGTGGCACTCCAGGCGTAGCTGCTGGCGGTAAGCGGCGTGGACGGGTTGCTGTAGTCGGCCATTCGGGTCTCCTTGATCGCTGCCGTCGGGTTGGCTACTGCGGGATGCGTCGACAGGTGCTTCCGTGCAGTTCGGCGGCCCGGTCGGTGGCGTCGTAGTCGATGACGGTTGCGCGGGCGCGCTCCGACCAGGTTGTGACCTTGTATCGGTCAGGCCCGCAGCCGGTGCACTCGTACCAGGCGCCTCTGCCCACGAGTGCACCCAGGGCGCCGCCGTCGTAGAGAGTGACGGTGCCGCCGCCTGGGGTTGCGTAGCGGGCGTCTACCTTCGCCATCAGAGGCCTTCGCCGAACTGGACGCGCATGGTGGCGTCGAACAGTTCGGCAGCCTCGCTGCCGTCGGTGGTGCGGGTGTCGAACCGGGCCGTCACCTCGGCGACGATGCGGTCGGTGGTGGTGCGGTCTCCGCGCTTCTTCGCGTCGACGTACTCGCGCACGGACTGGTGGGTGTACTGCATGGGGTTCTCCTGTCGGGTTGGGTTGTGATCGGTTAGCGGCGTCGGCCGCGTTCGCCTCGCCGCGGACGCGTGGCGGGGTCGCTGCCGTTCTGGACGCGCTTCTCCAGTCCGCGGATTTCGGCGTCGTCGAGGTAGGCGCTGTAGTCGCCGTGGCCGACGGGTCCGGCAACCTGCCGTCCGGGGCTGCCGACCTCTCGCATTCCGCGGGGCGGCTGCTCGTAGACGGTGCCGTAGGTGAGGAGCAGGCCTTCGGCGGACATGTGCTCGGTCATCCAGTTCCGGGTGACCGGGGAGCGCCAGGTGAAGGTGTGGGAGGTCCACATCTTGGCGTCTTCCCAGGGCGCCATGTTGAGGGCCTGCTTGGAGACGGTGTAGACGGTGACTCCCTTGCGGATGAAGGCGTTGAGGTCGCGGGCGCCCCTGCGGCCGGGCTGCCAGGTCTTGGGCATGAGTGGATCTCCGTTCCGTTATGTGGTGGTATGCGGGGCGGACAGGGACGGGTTTGCCCCGGTCTGCACCCCGTTCGGGGCTGGACGGTGGGTGGACACGGCCCGGGCGGTGTCCGGGCGCCGTCCGGGCCGTCCACCCAGACATCCCGGGGCATACCGGGCGATGTCCGGGCGACAGTCCGGTGCAAAGGTCACATATCAGTTGCCTTCGAGGAGCTTCAGTGCGTCGGCGATGTCGTCGCGCTGGTAGCCGTTGACGCGGCCGGCGCCCTCGATGTCGACCTTGACTGTGCCGCCGGCTCCCCCGTCGCGCAGGAGCTTGCCGAGGCGGGTCTCCGTCATGCCGCCGCCGATGAGCTCGGTCATTTCCTTGATCTGGGCCACGTCACGGCCGAGGTCGTCCATGGCCTTCAGGCAGCCGCGCAGGGCGTCCATCTGCATGCGCTGCTCGGGCGTGTGGTTGAGCACGTTCCGGCCCGGGATGCCGTCACGCTTCGGGCCGCCGGCTGCCGACGACAGGCCTGTGGCATTGAGGAGGTGCCGCTCGATCGGGTCCTCCCACTGGCCGGCCAGACGGCCCGCCTGCTCGCGGATCTTCGCCGACTTCTCCAGCAGCATGGTGATCTCGCCCCGGTCGTCCTCGTCCGTGTCGAACGAGCGGGCCTTGTCGGTGAGCCCGACGAATGGATTGACCAGCCAACCGAGGCCGGGACGCGGGGGGTCGAACTTGGAGGCGTCACGCCCCATGCCGGATGAACCGGCTCCGAGGATGGCGTTGGACTGCTGCGCGGTGTCAACGCGCATCGCCCACTTGGTGGTGAAGTTGACCGCCAGCTCGGTCGGGAAGACGTCAGCGCCCGGGTACTGGGTGAGGACGACCAGGATGATTCCGGCACCTGCGGCCACGGAGGCGAGGAGAACGAGGCGTTCCAGGATCTCGTCCCGCAGCGGCTTCCCCGGTCGCGTGTAGGTGGCGAGCTCGTCGATGATGACCAGTTCGAGTCCGCCGATCTGCTCGATGGCAGGCGCCACCAGCTTGCTCTTGCCGAGGCGGTCGAGTTCACTCTCACGCCGGTCCTTGTCGGCTACTTCTGCGTCCAGGAAGGCCAGCAGACGGGCAGGATCGGGCTTGAAGTAGGTCGACGCGACGCCCGTCTGGGCGTAGGGGTTCCACTCGGCGTTCTGCTTGCCCGCAACGATCCGCAGGTTGATCCGCGGGTCGAAGGTGGATCCGACGGCCAGGTTGGCGCCTGCTACACCCTTACCGGAGCGGGTTGTGCCCCCGATGGCGATGTTGGAACTGCGGACGGGCAGCAGGATCGTGTTGCCGCGCTTGCCCCACCCGACGGGTACGCCATCGTTGAAGGCGTCGAGTTGGGTCGGGTTCTTCATGAGTGGTGACGGCCGAACGTCCTCGAACGGGTCGCTATCGGCGAGCCACAGGCTAGTGCGGACGGCGCTGCCCGCCTTCTCGATGTCGACCATGGTGGAGTCGCGGCCGAGCCCACCAGCGAACTCCTCGATCTTGTCCTGGAGTTTGGCCACGGTCTGCCCCGCGGGCAGGTCGAAGACGACGGTGGTGTTGCCGTCCTTCTCCCGCTGAGGCACGGCGAGGATGGCAAGTTGCTCGTCGCCCTTCATCATGCCGATCTTGCGGAGGGCTTCCTCAAGCTGCGGAACGGTGCACGCGGGCGGCGGCGGGGCGTTGAAGTCCCGCCCCCCAGGCTGCTCCGTCTTCACCATGTCGACGGGGGCGGCCAGCTGCGTCTCCATGCTCGGGGCAGGTGCAGGCTGGCCGTCGACGAAAGGGCGGGAGACGAGGTACCAGCCGTAGCCGGCCGCGGTGCCGAGGGCGGCGAGGAGGATGGGCTGGCCGTGGGCGGCCTGCTCGATGGCGTTGCCCAGTACGGGCATCGAGCCGAGGCCTCCTGCGACAAGCATCCCGGCGCGGGTGGCTTTCTTGACGGTGCGGGCCCTGTCGAGTTCGCGGTCAGTGATCGGCGCCTCAAGCCGATCACGTACCTCTTCCAGTCGCGTCTCGGCCGCCGCCAGGTCGGATGCGATCCGCTCAAGGGAGGTGTTCCGGCTCTGCTCGGGGTTGGCCTGCGCGAACCTGTTCTCCGTGTTGAAGCGGGCGTGGAGGCGGGCAACGTGTCGCTGCTGCTCGGTCTCCTGGATGGCGCGCTTCTGGGCTCGGCGCTTGAGTACCTCGCTGTGCAGGTCTGATTCGTCGATGTCGGCGGTGGCCAGCCAGTCCTTGGTGCGCGCGGTGACGTGGCCGCACTGTACGGAGAATGCGGCCTTCACTCGGTCGCCGCGGGTCGGCTCGGCAGCCTCGACGACCGGCTGCTCCACCGTCTCGGCGGGCTGCTCGTCGTGCTCGGTGTGGTACTCGGTGGCCACTGGCCGTGTCCTTTCCGGGAGTTGGGGCGGGGCCCGGGGTGGGCCCCGCCGGAGGGTGTCTAGAGGCTGCCGAGGACGCTGCCGAGCGAGCCGACGCCGCTCGCCGTCATCTGGTGGATCATGGTTCCGAACGCTGTTCCACCGAGGCCGACACCGAGGAACAGGAAGAGGACTGCGTCGCCCTTGTGGGCGTTGCTTCGAAGCCGGATGATCGCGATGGCTCCGAACAGCAGCGTCCCGGCGACCCCGGCGGCGACGTACCCGCCTGCGGACTGGGTGGTGACCTGCTGGGTGTATCCGGTCTGGGTTCCGTTGACGGGGTTGGTGATGGCCGCGCCAGCAGGGGTGAGGCCGGTGCCGAAACTGGGATCGGCCGCGGGCGTGGTGTCGGTCTTGAAGTCGGCGACGGTGGCGATGTGCTGGGCGGTGGCCTGGTGGCCGTAGCCGCCCATGCCGGTGATCCGGATGGTGCGGCCGTCGGGCAGGTTGACGGGGGCGGTGACGGCGCGGTGGGCGACGGTCTGCATCTCGGCCGCGGACGCCGGGCTGGGGGCCGCGACGGTGATCGCTGCCGCGCCGCCGAGGAGGGCTACGGCCGCACTGCCCGAGACGGCAAACTGGCGAAGGGTGGAACGCATGATGATCTCTCCTGTGGGTGGGGTTAGTTGTCGTTCGGGCGGTCGTTCTTGGTGGCCTGCTCAAGGGCGGCCTGCTTCTTCGCGCCCTCGGTGTACGGGGTGGTCTGGCCGGCCCGGCGGACGGGCGGAGTGCCGCCGTTGTTGCGGCGTCCGTCGGGGGCGTTCGGGTCCCGCTTCGATCGGGGACCCTTTTGGGATTCGATCAGGGAAAACTCACCGATAATCGGTGTGCTGGTGACGTTCTGCATGCGGGCCTGCGCGGCGCGCGACTCGGCTTCGATTTCGGCGGTCACGCCGACCAACTTCGAGCCCGTCTTGCGGTACCAGGCCTCGGCCCAGATCTGCTCCGTGACGTACTGCGAGCCGCGAGCGGAACGCATCGCCTCGGCGGTCTCCCAGATCTTCGGGTGGCCATCACGGCGGTCATCGTCGCGGCGCCGCTGCTCCTCCTCGGCGCGCTCCTGCGCGGCCTTCTTTTCGGCCGCCGCGGCCGTCTCGGCCGCTTCCTTCTCCAGGCGCGCCTGCTCGACTACTGCGGCCTCTGCTTCCGCGACCTTCTCAGCGCTGCGCCGCTCCCGCCATGACGGGATGCCGTCCGCCTTCTGGGCGATGCCGTGCTCGTAGGCCATGAGGACGATCGGCCCGCCGAGGGAGGCGATGGCGCCGATGAGGCCAGCGTTGAAGCCGATCGCCGGATCGGTGATACCGCCATACATGTTGATCCCGGCGGCAATCGCCGCGCCGAACATGATGCCGACCCGGTACGGGGCGACGTCCCGACGATGAGCAACCGCCCAGGCGGCGCCGAACGCGAGAACCAGAGCCAGACCCTCCAGGAGCGCCGGCGCGGCAACGAGGAACGGCCGCTTCGGGTCCCAGAAGTGCATGAACTGCACCGGCGCAGCAATGATCAAGCCGACGGCATAGATGCCGCGCGCACCCCACTTCCACCAACGCTCCGAACGGCCCTGCTCCTTGGCGCGCTTCGCCTCCAAGGCGTCCGCGTCGGCCGCGGCCTGTTCCGCTTTCTCCCTGTCGGCATCAGCACGGGCGGTCTCGGCGGCCTTCTTGGCGAGGTAGGCATCGTGATCGGCCTGCTTCCTCTCCTGGGTCAGCCGGGCTCGCTCGTTGGCAAGCCTGAGCTTCTCGGCCTCCTCGACCGCCAGAATCTCGGCGGCCTTCGCGTCGCCCTTGGCCTTGGTGCGGATGGCCTCGGCTTCGGCGTCGGCGCGTTTCCGGATCGCCTCCGCCTCGGCCAGGGCGACCGGGTCGAACCGGGGCTCGGGCGAGGCCAGCAGCGAGCCGTTGACCTTCTTCTCGACGGAGGTGGTCACGGCGATCGATGTCCTTCCTGGATTAGGGGGTCGGGTGGCTGGCGGTACTGGGGTCAGGTCCGGGTGCAGTTGCCGCGTTCGCAGCGGGTGCAGTCGTGGTCGAGGCGCAGGCGGATCGGCGCGATCACCGCATTGGCGACCTTGTCCCCGGCCTTCCCGCCGACCTTGTGCAGGGCTTCGGCGGCGTCGTCGAGCTTCTCGGCGACCTTGCGATCGAACTTCATGGATCAGTCCTCTCTTGGTGGTGGGGTTAGGCGACAGCTCGGGCGAGCTGCCGGTGGAGGCGTTCGGCGGCTTCGGCCCCGCGCTCGTCGCTCTGGACGCGGCGACCGAACGACCGCATCTCGCGGTCGGACAGCCAGCCGATGCCGTAGCAGTTGTGGGCGATCGCCTTCAGCGCCGACTCGCGGGCGCCCGGCCGGTTGAACTGGGCTGCGTGCGTGAGCTCATGCAGGACCGTCTTGTCGATCTCAGTGCGGTTGCCGCGCAGCGACTCGGCGTTGACGATGACCAGGGTTCCGGCCGGGTTGAGGGTGGCCACCCCGTGCCGGCCCGGTCCCGCCCAGGCGTCCCAGTCGCTGGTGCCGAACAGCCGCTCGTGTGCGGCGCAGATCAGGTCCGGGATGCCGTCGGTGATCGTGACGGCAATCTCGACCTCGCCGAGACCGCGCCGCTCACGCTGGGCGATCATGCGGGCCGCCTGATCCATGACCAGGTCGACACGGTCCAGGACCGGCCGGTACTGGCGGGCGAGGCGATACTCGATGAGACGCATCACGGATCACTCCTTTCGAATCGGTCTAGGCAGTCCGGGACAGGCCGGGCAGGTCGTAGGGGAACGGGCCCGACTCCAGCGGCGGCTGGCTGAACCATCCGCCCTTGGAGATCAGGCGCCAGTGGAACTCGAACCGGTCGACGCCCAGCTCGATCAGGGCAACGGCTCGGTGGTGGCCGTCGCCGATGTACACATGGCCGTACTTGTCGTCGACGTCCAACCAGATGGGGTTCTGCAGCCCACCGCGGCCGGCGATCTCGGCCTTGTAGCCGTCGACGATCCGCCGACGCTCACCGCGACGGAACGCGTCGTGGCAGTGACGCCACCTCGCGAACTCCTTCGCCCGGATCTGCCCGTCGTTGAACATCGAAGTCGGAAGCTGGCCGCGGTACGGCATCGGTCAGGCACCTCGACAGCGGGGGCCGCGGCAGACCAGCTTCTTCGCGCCGTAGATCGTGCGCCGCTCCTCTAGCGGCTCATCCGAGCCACAGACCCAGCACGCGGGCTTCTTCTTCTGCGTCACGGGGTTCTCCAATCGGTTGCGTCGAGTCGGGTTGGGGGCTGGCGGTCAGGCGGCGGCCGGGTAGTCGAAACCGTCGAGCTCGTCGAGCAACTCCGGGTCGGCGGCGAGGCGGATCTCCGCCCGCCGGGCCTTGCTGGCAGCTGCGTACTCGGCGAACAGGTCGGAGATCGACAGCGCCGTCGGCACCAGAGCCAGGGCGCGGTCGGCGCCGCCCGTCAACGTGGCGTGGTCGGCGGAAAACAGGTACGGAGACATTGCGGATCACGGGACCTTTCAGGTCGCAGAGAACGTGGGGGCGGGTGGTTACAGCTCGTCGGGCTGAACGCCGTCACGGAGCGCTGCAGCGTTCTCGCGCAGCTCGCGGGCGTTCTGCTGGTGTGCGGACAGCGCCGCCCTGGTGACCGCCCGGTCCCTCGGGCCCAGGTCGGTGTCGGCGAGATGACGGCGGGCGTCTGCGGCGCCTTCATCAGCCCTGCGGGCACCGAACTCCTGGTCGTCGGCCAGATCGTTCAGCTTGCTGCGGGAAAGACGCATGACGGTTCCAATCGGGATCAAAGGGAAGAGAGGGGTGGCCGCGGGCGGTGGACGGGTGGGGACCTGCTTGACCGCCCGCGGCCGGTATGAGGCCGCTACTTCGGCCGGGTCTCGCTGCGCTTGTTGGCCTTGGCGAGCTTCTCGGAGAGCTTCTTCTTCTCGGCGTCAGTCACGGCGCTCATCCCTGCGGATGCGGGCGAGGCGGACGGGTCGGCAGCGGATCTTTGACCTTCGCGTGCTCAGCCACTGGACTCACCCGCCTCGCCCTCGTCGAAGACCTCTAGGAGGTGCGCGAGCGCGACTTCCAGATGGCCGATGATTCGAGCCATCGCCCGGTCATCCGCCATGTCGAGTTCCTCGGCAGCAGCCAGCGCCTTACGGGCGGCATCGATCCGGTAGCGGTCGAAGTCGGCGAGGTCGAAACGCGCCATCACCGCTCACCCGCCTCGTCCGGCACGACGACGAGGAATCGGTCGGTGGGCTGATCCATGACGACGGTCGCCGGGATCCCGTTGTCGCGGAACACCTTGGCCTGCTCCTCCGCCGGCCAACTGCCGCGCGGATGGGAAGCCGGGGACGTGGCGAGGATGCGGCGGGCGGTCACCAGTCCTCCCCGGGGATGCGGCCCTCGCGCAGCGCCTCGGCCTCTTCGCGATACTCCTGGGCGTGCCGCAGGGCGATCAGAACGGTGGCCGCGGCCTGCTTCCTGACGGTCTCCGAGAACTTCGGATCGGTGGCGGCGTTCCTTGCGGACTGAGCGTTCCGCTCGCAGCGGGCGGCACAGCGCTCGCGATCCTCAGCCAGCTCCCGCATCTCTCGGCGGGACGGGCGCGCCATCACGACACCCCGATCAGGTCGAGGCTGCCAGCCGCGGCGAGCGTCGCCTTGGCGCCGGCCATGATGTCCTCGGCGTGGGCGAGATCGTCGGCCAGCATGGTCGGCATGCCGCTGAACAGGGCCTCGTTCCCGAGGTTCGCTGCACGCAGCGCCGCCCGGCGGAAGTCCACCACAGCTCGGATGACCGGGGTGATGATCTCCTTGATCAGATCCATTCGCCCAGCCGCGGCCAGCGTCATCGCCGACTCGACGAGGATGCGATCGCAGTCGACGAACGAGTCGAACTCGGCGCCCGACCAACTGCGGGTCGGCTTCGCTTCCAGCTCGGCCTTCCGGTCCGTCGCGATCTCGTAGCGGGTGACGGCGCGAAGCACGTCCAGCGGAGCGGTGGGGAGGTGCTCTAGTGCACGAGTAGTACTGTTCGGCATGGCTAGCTCTCCTGGTGATGTCAGGTGGCTGGCTGCCCGGGAGCGGTGTGCTACCACCGCTCCCGGGACCCTTGGCCCTGGCTGGTGTGCTACCACCAGTCGGGGCCTTTCTTCTGTTGCGCGGCTGGGCCGCTGGCACTACCGTAGAGCAGAGCTAGAGCAGATGCAATCCCCGAAACCAACCAGGAGCGATATGCCGCCGACGAGGCGCTACGAGGAGATCGCCGCCCACTATCGGCGGCTAATTCAGGACGGCGAACTGTCCCCCGGTGACAGCCTCCCGTCCCTCCGCAAGGTCTGCGACGAGTTCAGCGTCGCCATGGCCACAGCGAACCGCGCCTTCCAACTGCTCAAGTCGGAAGGCCTCACGGAAGCCACATCTGAAGGCACAGTCGTCGCCGCGCGCCCAGACGTCGCAGTGACCGGCGCCGCCCGACTGAAGCACCTGGAGCGCACCGGAAGCACGCGATTCCCGGGTGAGACGTCCAGCAATCACTGGCATGGTTTGCGTTCCGTCGCTGATCCGCTCATCGCCGAATTGCTCGGCGTCGAGCCCCACGACGAAATCGTGATCCGACGACGCGTACACCACCGGGAAGGCGGCCCGTCCACCTTCGACAGTTCCTACATCCACGTCCGCGCCCTTGGCCCCGTCGAGGAGCTCTTGGGCGAGGGGCCGATGGAACGGTTCTGGCAGGAGATCTACAAGGAACGCACCGGGCGGGAATTGATCAAATCACCCGAGCGGCGCACAGCCCGGATCATCTCGCAGACCGAACTGGAGGCGCTGGGCATCGACATGCCCGCCGACCGCACAGCCGCAGTGCTCGTCGTAGTCAACGTCTTCCACGACGAGGACGGTCCGCTGGAAGTCTGGGAGGACGTATATCCCCCGGGCGCCTGGCAGGTCGACACCGAATAAACGAACGGCCGGACGGTTCTCACCCGCCCGGCCGATTCGACCAGCGAGTTCTCACCTCGCTGATCAACGAACCCACTCCTGCAAGAAGGGATCCTCCATGAACTCTACCGCCGCCGCCTTAGCGCAGCCCGCCCCCGCCCCTGCGGCATCCGTCACGCCCGACCACCTGATGGACACTCCACTTCCCCAGCTCCTCGCGGAGCTCGGTGTCTCCCTGTCGGTCATTCCGATCGAGGATCCGAGTTTCTGTGGCTACCTCGTCGCCCGCGGGGAGCGTGTGGACACGGTGGTGGTGTCGTCGTCCTGGTCTGAGCTGGTTCAGGATTCGATGGCGCGGGCGATGCTCGGGGTGGCTCTGCGGGTGCCGCTCCCGCCGCTGCCGGAGCCGTTCGAGGTGACCGAGTTGTAGTAGCGCGCAGAAGAGCCCCGACCGCGATAGGCGGTCGGGGCTCTTCTCTTGGGCCGGCCCGCGCCTACAGCAGGCCTCGTTCACGCAGTTCCTGCACGACGCGTTCGCTCATGTCGCGGATCTCTTCGGCCGTGGTGCCTTTGGCTGTGGCGATGAGCGCGAGCTGGACGACGTCACGCGCTTCGCGATCGATGACGTCTCGCGGGACGGGTGACTTCTGGATTCCCGGGGCGCCGGCAACGTCATCGACCAGGACCGGTTCGCCACCTTCGGCTACTTGGATACAGCTGCCAGGTGCCCACTGAAGCAACCCGTCGATCTTCACGTAGTTGGTGTCGCGAATCAGGAGACCCTTCTCGACTCGCTGCCAGGTCATCTTGGAGATCTGACCGGCCTTGGCGTTGGTGTCGTTGAGGGCGAGACCGAGCTCTGCTCGCCGCTTGCGTGCCAGTACGGCGAGGCGCTCATAGTCGCGAGTCGAGTTGCTGGTCATGGCTGCAAGTATGCCAACTAATGCCAGCCCGTGTCATCCCGTCCACCATAGTTAGCCATAGTTGTGGCGAGATGGCCCCCTCACGGGCTAACGTATGACCCGGCGGGCCCGCCCTGAACGGCCAAGAACGGGCGGGCCCTGTCGATCGACCCCGAACCTCCAAGAACGGAGTGACCTTGAACATCGTCCCATCCTCGGGCGCCGAGCCCGACATCGGATCCTTCGAGTTCCACGGCGACACCGTCACCGTCGTCACCAACGAGCAGGGCAACTGGGCAGTCCTCGGACAGCTCTGCCAGAACCTGACCATCGACTCGGAGGCGCAGCGCAAGGCGATCCTGCGGAAGGCCTGGTCGCGGGGCCGGACCGACGTCATGGAGGTCCAGGTACCCGGCGATACCCAACGCCGTCCCCAGTTCCTGGTCCATGAGCGCATCGTCCCGATGTGGCTGGCCAACATCACCACCAGTCGGATCGCCGACGAACAGAAGCGCGAGAAGGTGGAGGAAGCGCAGGTCGAACTGGCCGACGCGCTTTACCGCTACGTCACACAGAAGGCGGCGCCGCCCGCACCCGAGCCGCCGCGCGAGATCACGGCTGCGGCTGGCCCCCTGCCGTACAAGGAGCAGGCCGAGGTCGTCGTCATCTTCGCCAGGGCCGGCGTGCTGCCGGAGGCCTACGCGACCGCCACGGCCAAGGTGATCGTTGCCCGCGCGATGGGCGAGCGACCCGAACTGGAGCCGTCAGAGACGCCGCTGTACGCCGCGACGTTCCTGGCGGAGAAGGGTCACAAGCCGAAGACGGTGGCGAAGTTCCAGTCCGGGTTCGGCTCGCGCGTCTCGAACCGCTACTTCAAGGTGCACGGACGCCGCCCGGAGAAGATCCCGGGTCCGGCCGGTTCCCGCATCGACAAGGTCGCGGTGTACGTGGAGGACGACCGACCGATTCTGGAGCAGGTGTACGTCGAGATCGCCGACCAGATCAGCGCGTTCGAGAACGGGGGTCAGATCGCGCTCAGCGCGTAGCCGAATGTCATGGAGGGCCCCGACCCGCGGGTCGGGGCCCTCTCCGATCGGAGACCCCATGACCGACCCCACGATCGCCGCTGCGGTCGTCCCCCATGCCGGCCGCGTCCTCCTGGTCCGCCGCACCTCCCCCGCCGGCCCCCTCGTCTGGACGTTCCCCAGCGGCAAGCTGGAGCCGGGCGAGTCCGCGGCCGAGGCTGCGGCCAGAGAGGCGATGGAGGAGGCTGGAGTGACGGTGGCCCCGCTGCGGCTGCTGGGTGAGCGGGTGCATCCCGATACCGGCCGGCGCATGTTCTACGTGGCCTGCCGCCTCGTCTCGGGTACGGCGCACGCTGCGTCGCCGCGGGAGGTCGCAGAGGTGGCGTGGGTCGACCTCGGCGGGCTGCGGGAGCTGGTGCCCGGCGGGGTGTACGCCCCGGCGCAGGCGTACCTGAATGAGGCGCTGGCCCGTTAGGAGAAGCATGACGAATGAACCGATGCCGGGCCCGCTGGGGACGGAGATGCGCGAGGTCACGTTCCCGGACGGCAGTCGCGGCGTCATCGCGGTGGCGGCCGGCCTGTCGCAGGACGAGGCCGATCTGATCGCCGCGCAGGTGTGGGCGGAGATCCCAACCGAGTAGCTCCTGCCCCTCGCGCCTCGCCCGTCGAGCACGGGCGGGGCTTTGGCGTTTGCGCCCTTGCGGCCGATGCACACCCGCCTGACCGTGGACGGTCAGCGGGGTGGCGTATCGACGACAGGGGGACGACGTGCGAAGCAGGTTGGACGACGTGGCCGGCCGACTGCTGCTACGGCTGGCGGTTCTGCTGCACCGAACAGTGGCAAGTAGGGATGCGGCGGAGCGGTTGCAGGCTCGGCGGAATCGGGCACTGCGCGCGGCGCACCGGCGCGGCGTTCCGGTGGAGGTGCTGGCGGCGCAGATGCGACTGACGCCAAGTTGGATCCGGCAGGTGCTGAACGGACGGAAGCCGCCGGAGGTGGAGGAAGCCGCGTAGGGCCCACGGCGGCAGCCCCCGACTGGTCGATCCGGTCGGGGGCTGTCTGGTTGTCGCCGGCCGGTGGTCTCTATCACTCCATGGTTGGTAAATCTTCGACCGTTCGGGGCATCCATGTAGCGGGGGCCGCCCCGGTGGTTCACGCTGTCGGACCTATGCGACACACTGAGTGGGCCAAGCGCCGTCTGGGGGGATCGCGATGACTGTTGTCGAGCAGTGGCTTACAGATCACGACGATGAGACTGTGATCGTTGTTTCGGAGGAAGAGTTTCGTGCCGATGCGCAGCGGGCTCTTGCTGGTCTCGGTCTGACGTATGCGGAGCTTGAGGCTCAGGCGCGCAACTGCGACTTCACGTCTGCCCGTGCACACGCACTGTGGGTGTCGATCGGCGGCACGGTTGACCTCTGACCTGGCGCGATTGGCCTTCGACTTCGCCCAGGAACTGCAGCGCACTCTCAACTCGACGATCTGCTGCGACGTGCGCCTGAAGGCGGTGCAGCGCCCGTTCGAGAGTGCCCCAGTGTTCACGGTGGGCAGCGGCCTGTCCCGCAGCAATCTGACGCAGCCCACAGGTTTTCCTGTGCGGATCGATAAGAAGAGGCCGCGGCTGTGGATGAACCTCAGCTATCAGGTTCATCTGGATCACGAATGTCGCTACCTGACGGTCCACAAGTCGTACTGCGGGATCTTCTCTGACGAGGAGCTAGAAACCTGTCTGTGTCACTTCGACTATGAGCGAGAGAAGGACAAGTACACGAGCGCTCACGTGCAGGTGCACGGTCGGTCGACGGCATTGGAGGCGTTGAACCGGGCCGGCGATGAGAAACGCCCGCTGGAGAAGCTGCACTTCCCGGTGGGTGGGAAGCGGTTCCGTCCGAGTCTTGAGGACATCATCGAGTTCCTGATTGCGGAACGCCTGGCTGACGGGCGCGAGGGTTGGGAGCGGGTGGTCGAGGAAGGTCGGGACAAGTTTCAGCGGAGCCAGTTGCGGGCGGCCATAAGGCGTAACACGGCGCTCGTTGAGGAGTTCATGCGGGAGCAGGAGAAGCAGGCCTGAGCGTGCACAGTAAAGAGCCCCGGCCATCGGCCGGGGCTTCTTCGTGCGTTCATCGCCGTCTCGTCGGCGGCCCATACGGCGACTGCCAGACGGGCCGGTCGCGGCGCGGAACGGGCGCCTGGTGCTCGCAGGCGGCGGACTCGCGTAGCTGCTGAAATGCTTCGGCCACCTGTTTGACCTGTTCGGCGACGCGTTCGATGACGGGCCGGAAAGCAGCACGCAGCTGGTTGCATACCTCGTCGGCAATAACCTGCGCCTCCTGCCCGACGAGGTCGGTGTACGGGCCGTCCTGCCCGCGCTCGGCGGCACCGACGGCTTCCCGCGCCTGATCGGGGGTGAGGCCGCGCCGGTCGACGAGACGCTGCACGAGGGCGCTTCGGCCG